TACTTATGAATACAATCGATTACAGATATGACTGATTGTTGAGTCGTATTTGCAACTTGAGATGCATCCTCAACCTTTTTGAATTTAAGAACTGGTATTAACTGAGCACCGAAGCCAGTCTCAGTATTTATTGTGAGATCTGGAAGTGAGGTGAAACCAAAACCAGTATCTGTGATATCAACTCCAATGATTCTTCCATTCTCAACTTTTAATTTACCAGTCGCTTGTCCAGATTTATTTACAGTTGGAACTTGAGAACCCTCAACAGTGGTATCGATTGGAGTTGCACCAGTTCCTTTACCCAATCCAGATTTACCACCAACAGATCCACCCTCAAACGTAACTGTGTCTCCATCCTCATATGCAAAACCAGCACTCGCAACTTCAACACTACCAAGTTCAGAAACATAAGATGATTCTCCATCATAACTTGCATTTGGATCTGGAATAATTTCTTTAACATTACCATCAGAATCCTCTTCAGTTGTGTTTGATAGATATTCTTGGCCAGGACTGGTTATGACAGCTCCAACTACACCTAAAGAATTTCCATTTGCATCTGGAATGTAAATTCCACTTTCCAATCCTGTTCCGTCACCAAGAACATCACCAATTAATTCACCATTTTCATCAACCAAAGGTGTTCCATCTAATGTACTAACGACTCCTCCAAGAGTAATATCAACACCATCACCGACTATGACAGGGAATCCACCAGCAGTTAACTTCTCTCCGCCAACACCATTAACAACTGCATTAAGATTTTCATCTGGTGAAATTAATTTAGTTCCACCAAATCCACCAGCAGTGACAGGAATACCACCAACACCACCAGCAACAATCGGTAATTTACCAACCGTTCCATCACCTACACCACCACCTACACCATCACCAACAATTCCATCACCAACAATTCCATCAACAATGTTACCAGCAATATTACCAACATTTCCACCTACATTGATATTCAATTGACCTTGAGAGGATACAACTGGCACTCCACCAACTCCGCCTGCATTTACAGGTAATCCATTTGAAGTCACAGGCACTCCACCAATCTGATTAATACCAACATTTGTAGGATCTTCTATCTTTGAAACATTTCCCATTACTGGATGACCACCAGCACCATATCCCTTATCACAACTATCAAAGAAAGAAAGTAGTGGTGGTTCTTTAAATCCAAATCCTGTTCCGTTGATTGCAACACCAATAACATTGCCAAGAGCATTTACAATTGCACTTCCTGACGCACCTTGGCCACCTCCACCAATAAAGTCCACTCTTGGTGGGCCACATTCTAAAACGTTCGTATTACAATCTGGTCGAGTTGGTGATGCTGGAATTGCATTACCTATATTTTCAATATCTTCAGCCAAATTATTAAGTTGACTTAATCCAGAATTAGCAAGAATACCTTCAAAGCTATCCTCTACAGCTTTAGCAACTCCATTCTTTGCAGAAAATGCTGTGGGTTCTGGGCAATTCAAACTATCACAATCAAGAACATTTGTGATTATATTTGCAAATCTAATACCCTTTTTAAAAGCATCACTCGGAACTGCTAATCCGCCTCCATTAATATTGTTTAGTTGTTCAAACATTGAACCTAAACCACTGTCTATTGCATTATCAATTTGACCAAACATATCACCAAGAAAATTCTCAATACCACAAGCAGGGACATCTAAAACTTGACCTATCATGTTTTCAAAACTTTTAGATAGATAATCTTTTAATCCCTCTTGAATTTTTTCTAGATTACAAAAAATTACGTCAGATAAAGATTTAGTTGCTTGTCCAACTGGCGCCTGTAAAGTTTTTGGAGTTTTATCTTTTAATGTTGATGATAGTTTATCAAGTGTATCTTGAACCAACCAAGAACGACCACGACGAACTAATTTTGTCATTGAGTCATGAACTCGATTTGTTGTCTGTTTAATCTCTTGTTGCAAATCAACCGTGCCACCAAACACTGGATCAATATAAGTTGCACCTTCGTTTAACTCTTGTAGAGTTTGTAACTTACGAGTAAAACTTTTAATTGTACTACTTATCTTTGAAATTTCATTGTCTTCACAAGGACTAAAACTATCCACTGAAATGTTAGTTGAAGCTTCTTTTTGTTTTTGTGCAGCGACTTTTACAGACTCACCATCTGAAAATGCTCTTATTGGTGGTGATTGTGGTATCCACTCTTGATCATTAAAACGTGACTTTCCAGATCTTTGCACCACTTTTGGAGGTGTATATGGTTCAAAGTCAGTAAATGGACTGGCGTTGAATTTTTGATTTGTTTTCTTATCTGGAATGTAGGATTGTTTAAATAAAGTTCCAAAAATTATAGGTTGTTGGGCATCATCACCATCGGCAAAAAATCCTACAACAACTTCTCCACCCTGATATTGCAAGGTTGCACCACAACCACCTACAGTTGTGGTATTTGATGGTAGAAGAACATGTGCTAAAGGCAGTTCCTCATCTTTAAGATCACTATCACTTCCATGATAACCAACAATCCGAACTCGACATCTAAATGCATAGATGTCCTCATTATCCTCTGCTCTTTTTTTCTCAAGAGAATCACCCCACTTTCCCTTATCTGGATCAGTCACTTGACCAATCCACCATCTCATAGGATCTCTTCCAAAAAAATTCTCTTGTTGACCAAAAGCTTCTAACATTTTTAATTAATCGTCATAGATTAGACATTCTGGTTCATCTGGATGATTGTCGCAAAATAATTCTAATGCATTTGGATCATGATGATCGCCTGCTTCAATCTCTTCCTTATGATGTTCTACATACTCTTCAAGTTCATGCAATTCGTCTTTAGCATGTCTTCTTGCTGCTGGGTTTGTTAAAGGATCATCGATAATTTTCTTATCGTGTTCCATATGGTCTTCGATAGATTTCATTTGATTAATTACTTTTTTTACTATTTAGCTGTAAAGGTATCACGAATCAACGTGAGTTGAGTGTGTGATGAGTTATTGCCTATTTCATGTTTCAATCGATGAATCAGATATTTTCCACTGACATCTGTGGAATCTTTTTTTCCACCTGTCCAATCCTGTTTACCCGACTCATTCTTATATGGTAACTCAATTTTTACTGTTTGTCCAGCTCTTAAATCTGTGTTGAAAGGCACGACAATACTCAAAGATTGTGAAAATAAAAGATTAGTTCTAGCATAAGCTTTGTTTTGATATTTGGCAAGTTCTGTTCTTTTTTCTGCCTGTTTCTTCGTGGATCCCTTTTGCATTGCTCCAACATCAATCGCTCTAAACATCAATCTTGTTGGAAAATCTTCTAATTTATTTGGTAACTTTGGTGGATTTTTAAGACCCTCTAATTTTGATATTTTGTAATCATCAACACTAAAGGTTTGACTCTCTAAGTCGATGTATATAGTTCGATTTGCATACATTCCTCTTCTTAAATTCATACCAATGTCATTTGATTGATCCATTCTATTTTCAGTGATATTAAATTCAGAGGATTGAGATAAACTATCATCAGTTCTTTTGAATGTTTTTGTTTCTTTCTGTTTTAATAATTCTTTGATTGATCTAAAATTAAATCCATCTAAAGTTTCATAAAATAAAAATCCACAATCTAAATCTTTCGAGGCAGCTTTAGGACACAACCATTGAATTACTTCAAAGGGTCTTTTTAAGTTACCAACAAAAGTATACTTATTAAATGACTTATCTTTTTTAAGTTTTTTCTTTGTTTTAATTCCTTTCTTATCATCTATCAATATTTCTTTTACAACGTTTTGAATATTACCACTATATCTTTTATTGATTTTTGCAGTCTCATTCACTATTGCTTCAACTGAAACAAAATCAAAACTTGCAATTTGTTTTCCAGTTGTGGTTCTAACATCTCTGACAGCATTCAACATCATCTTATGTTTACCAGTAATTTTGAAATCTTTCTGTCCGTTTCGTTTTGCATCTTCTGAAAGAGCAATTTCTAAAATTAAATATTCACCACCTGTGATTCCATATTTACTTACAAACTGATCAACATCTAACACATCATCAATTGATAGTGATATGACTGGCGAATCTATACTTTCGTAATATTGAATGCTTGGATTACCACCAGTCATGTCAAGACCCTCTTTTGGCATCTGTTCATTACCGTTTGGTAATAGTGTACATTGTTTTATGATATACCTATTTTCCATTTATCTTACCTGTATAGATCTGTTTTTTATCAATTCAATAAAAGGCATAAAATGTTCTGTTTCTGATATTTCAACACCAAGAGCATCGGATTCTTCAGTCACCTCTAAAGGTGCTGGAAGTGGTGGATTCTCTGGTACATCTGGAAGCTCTTGTGGAACTGGTTGTTGTTCTTCTTCCTCCAAAGGATTCATAACATCACCAAATTCATTCTCTCTCGTATCTTCGGGTGAGGGTTGAATATTTTTACTATTTGATTTTAATGTTTCAACAATTGGTATTACATCATTCTGTATGATACCCATGAATCCACTAAATGTTTGATTCATTTTTTCACCTCTCTCTTTACCTAATAGAGATGTAAAATCAACATTTTTATTCTCATCCATTCTAAGACTCTCTGCCATTTTTTGCAATCTTGGTTTGATTTTTTCTGCAACCTCTTTAATATTCGTTTGTATATCCTCTCCAACTAATCCACCTTCACTAAATCCCTCCAATATTCTATTCGTCCCAAGTTCTCTGTCTGCTTCAATTGCAGCTTCTTTTTTAGCCTCCGTTGCTTTATATGCATCACTATTTTTAAGAATGTTCATAAGTTGTTCTTGTGGCATTTTTGCGAGTCTTCCTTGACCAGTTCTTACTCTTTCTATGATATCAATTACATTAATTTTTTCATAGCCAGGAATTTTTTGAATCTCACTTACAATTTGTTTTTGATGTTCTTGTAAATCTTCAATTGCAACATCAACTATCTCCTCCTTGTATGAACTTGAACGGTCTATAGTTTCACCTGTTTCTTCATCAAATGTTTCCTTAGATGTAAATTTTTCAGTAGTTAGTAAAATTGATTCTGGATTTACTTGACCAAATCGATATCCCTGTTCACCAGTAAATTGAACTTTTGTTGGGCCACCCTTACCATCACCACCAGCAGCAGCGTTAATACCTTGTAGAGTTTCTACACCAACTTTTTCAACTGCATCCTTCTTTATAACAAACTCGCCAGGAGTCAGTAAAGCTGGAACACTGTCTTTATCATTATTACTTGTATCCTTATCATTATCTTCTACCTCTCCACCTTTATTGAAACCGAAAACATCGTCATCATCTTCATCTTCTATTTTTTCTTTTTTACCAAAATTGAAAAGACCTCCAAATAATCCCTTTTTCTTTTCTGGTTTTGCATCTTCATCAAAGAAACTTAGTCCTCGATCTAATTGTTCTTGTGTAGATAAACGTTTAAACTCAGTATATCTTTGAACATCAACTTCTTGATCATCAACATAAGCTTTACCTGTGTTAATGTCAAAACGAGTGTTTAACTTTCGGTTGAATGAGAATGATGATGATTCTTCTGGTTGACTAATGTTTCTTTCTTTTTTACCAAAATTGAAAAGACCTCCAAATAAACCTTTATTTTTTGGTTTTGATTCTTCTTTTTCCTCATTAAATACATTTTCTCTCTTCATTTCAAATTTATTATTTTCCTCCTTCTTTTTTTCTTTTTTTGATTCTTCTTTTTCCTCATTAAATACATTCTCTCTCTTCATTTCAAATTTATTATTTTCCTCTTTCTTTTTTTCTTTTTTTGATTCCTTTCCTTCAAAAAATTTTTTTCTTCTTATTTCAAACCTCTCAAATTCTAGCTCTTTTTTCGCTTCACGCAAAGCCTCTGTACCAGTCATTCCTTGTGTTTCCTTTAACTCCTTCATTCTTTTACGAACTTTTGGATTTAAAGTGTTGAGTCCACCAGTAAATATACTAAGAGGATTTAATGCACCAACAACAGCACTATCTCCCTGTTGATCAAAATCAAACTTTTGACCTGTCAGAATGTCCAATGTTCCACCAAACGCCTTTCCAATAAAGTTTGGATCACCACCTCTTCGATCAGCATCAGTGACACCACCTGTAAGAAAATCTAAAGTTCCACCAAGAGCACCAAGAGGGCCTCTGTTACCACTAATTCCACCGAGCCCTGCTAGACCAGCACCAACACCAAGACCACCTAAAATACCACCAATTCCACCACCAGTGCCGCCTGCACTACGTTGACCACCAGTTCCACCGCCTGTTGCACCACCTTGGCCTCCACCACCAGTTCCACCACCTTGTAATTCTTGTGTTCTCTGTTGTTTCTGTAGTGTATCTTGATCTTCTAATCTTCTATCCTCTTGAAGATCAAACAGTAATTTTCTTTCTTGTTTCTCTGCTTCAACTGCCTCTGATAACTCTTTTATTAACTCTTGATTCTTAGTTATTGACTCAGTATTTGTTGTTAGTGATTCCTTTAAACTTTCAATTGTCGCAATTTGATCATCTATTAACTCTGTTAGTGTATTACCTCTTAATTCATTTGCCTTCACAGTTTTTTCAAGACCATCAACCATGTCAAGAGCCGACTGAGCAATACTCTCAGCCTCTGCAACTCTCGCAAAAAGACTATTAATGTCTATGTTGTTTTGATCTTCATCCATACCTTTGTACGCCTTCTGCTTGTTGTCTCTTCAGATTCTCATCCTCTAGGTAGTCTGATAAGAGAGCAAGATAGATATCTCTCTCCCAAGGCATCATGTTTTCAAGCTCTGTCAAGCTATATTTATGGTATTGCATGAGAGCGAAATTAGTTCTGTAATAAGACTCTAAATCCTCTCTTGCAATACTTACCCGAAAAAATCGGCAAGACCCTCCAAAACGATTTTATTCTTCTTTTTAGTATTTGGATTTACAACTTCAATTGTATGCGATAATTTAGGCATCGTTGCAAAGAAGTTTTCCATCTGTTTATATTGTTTTGAATTTAATTGTTCAATAAAATCCAATCTCTCTTGATCTGAGTAATCACTAGCTTCCCAAGCATCCTCTTCTGTGTAGACTGTTTCAATACAATCAGCAATAACTTTAAAAGTTTTATCTACAACTACTTGTGGATCATCATCGGCCTGAAAATTAGATTTGATAAATTGATCCAAAGATGGATATTTCATACGAACTGTTAATTTATCATCTAAGATAATATCTTTCTTATGATTTTTTGGTTTTGTAACTTTAATTTCATCAACAAAAACTGTTGTAGAAACTTTTGTTTCTCCATCATCGGGACATGTAACTGTCAAACGAATATCTTCACCAATTGATTTTGCACGAATATTCAAAAAGAGATACTCAATGTCAAACGTAGGAAGATCGTCAACATTAATTCCATCTGTAAGAATACATTTTTTTAGAGTATCTTTTACAGAGTTTGTAATTTCATCTTGATCCTGTGATTCAAGAGCAATGATTAATATTTTTTCTTCTCTTACAAGAAAGGGTCGATACTTTACTCTTTGATTTGATGAAGGCAATTTTAACTCGTGAGTTGGAGTTGCAATGGTTGGTAAAGGCATAATAATTTATTTAATGTTTTATATAGTCCTAGAATAAACGTCGTCCTCTTTTGTCAAAATCAAATATGTTATTGGTTTTAAAATCTGCAATGCCAGCCAAAACTCGTTTAACTTGGTTGCGACCAAAACTTTGGATATCGTCTTTTCTAGCTGAATTTATTAAACCAGCAGGTGTATTTTCAACGGCTTGATTAGTTTCTGAATAAGAGTAACTAGTAAAGAATCTATCATAAGCAAATTCTACACTACATCTTAACACATTTGAATCACCATAGGCAACTCTCATTGATGTAAGATTTGTAGGCCAAACATTCACAAATTCATAACTTGATAATTTAGTTGTTGGTACTCTTAATGGTTCTGGAACAAATTCTTCTGGCCCCTTTGGATTCCTAGCAGTTCCTCTTTTATCAAAATCAAATCTATCACGAGTTAGAAAATCTGCAACACCCGCTACAACTCGATCACGACCTTGAGGAATCTTAGTAGTATTCTCTCTTAGTTCGTTTCTTGTGGTTGGTATTCGATCAACAAAAGTATCTCTTTCAAATTTTGTGACATGTATTATCTCTTTATAATCCTCTGGATAATTAAATCTACCATAAGCGTTAAGTTGTCTTTTATTTGTTTCTAACGGATTGATATATGTCATCCACGACTCTAATACTTCAATTATAACATGATCAAGATCAACGTAAAAAGTTAAATTAAGTGGTGGATAAGTTCTAAGATTTGGAAACTCCTCTACGATACCCTGATGATGACCAGTTACAAGATTTTTTTGAAAACTTGTGCCTGGCAATTCTGCCTCTGCACACATCAGAGACATTTTTTTCATAAAGTCTCCACCCTGACTTCTCTGACTTCCAGGCGCAGTGACACTACTACCCTCCAACCATGTTTGCCAATTACCAAAAGAAAATTGAACTTGAAATTGAGTGTCAATAGAAGGCCTAGCGACAGACTCGCGGGCATCTATCATACTTTTTGTGAAAATTTCTGATCTTCTGGGAAATAAACTATTACTTGTCACGATAAATACGTTTAGATTGTTTACTATGCATGAGTTATAAAGGAGTATATAAGCCTTCCAATCCTAAAAAATACAAAGGAGACTATCATCATATTATATATAGGTCACTTTGGGAGAGAAAATTCATGAACTACTGTGATCTGAATGAAAATATACTTGAATGGGCTTCTGAAGAGTTTTGGGTTCCATACTGCGATCCAACGACAAATCGTGTTCGCAGATACTTTCCTGATTTTTTTATTAAGTACAAAGACAAAAATGGTAATATCCGAAGATCTGTAATTGAGGTCAAACCATTAAGAGAAACAAAAAAACCACAGGCAACAAAAGGTAAATCAAAAAAGACATTTTTGAATGAATCTCTAACGTATGCAAAAAATCAAGCAAAATGGAAAGCAGCGAGAGAGTTTTGTGAAGATCGTAAATTAGAGTTCAAAATCATGACTGAAAAAGAGTTAGGAATCAGATGACTATTCTTAAAACCATATTAGATAAAGTTGGTGGTGTAGTTAATGAGGATTTTTTTCGTCAAGAATTAATCAGTGAATTAAAAACAACAAACTATGAGACTGACTTTGCTGATACAAATGGATTTCAACCTGGCGAGTTATATTTTTTTACATATCAAGCACAGACAAAACAACCCTTTTATGACATGTATCCGCTATCATATGTGATTGAAATGCAGCCTGGCGGATTTCTAGGTTGTAATTTTCAC